TATTTTTATAGCACTTTCAAGACCTGAAGATGGAAATGTAACTGTTAATGGTATAGGTACTTATGATACTTCAGGTAAAAACAATTTAGCAATTACATCAAGAAGTGATATTGTTTTTGGAGGAAATGATGGCGAGATGGGTAGATTTCTTAGTGCTGGTGGTCTTACATTTAACGGAGATACAGCAGCAGCTAACGCACTTGATGATTATGAAGAAGGTAGTTGGACTCCAGCTATCGGTGGAAGTTCAGGTAATCCAACTGTATCTTATGCTCAACAAGATGGTAAATATATAAAAATTGGTCGTATGGTAAAACTTTTTGGTAAAATTAGACCATCAAGTGTAAGTGGTGGTTCAGGAGGATTACAAATAACAGGACTACCTTTTACTGCACATAATGATTCTGATGAAACTGGTGGCTCAATAGGGTTAGCTTTAGGATTTAGTGCAGTTCCAAATAATTTACAAGTAGATAATGGTAATCAAGTTATTTATGTATTGTCAGCTGCTGCTAATAATTTAATAACGGATTTTGACTTTAGTTACTTATACTTCCAAATAGATTATTTAACATAAAAACAGATTTTAACGAACACGAAAGTGTAAACCGAGTACGAAAGTACTCATATTTATAAACCTTATACCTAGTGGATTCTAGGTACGGACAAAGGAGAAAATAGAATGGCAATAACAAAAACAATAATAGAAGATAAAATAGAAGTTGTAGGAGACTACAAAACTGTGCAAGTAAGAACAGCTACAGTCATTAAAGAAGGCACAGATGCAAAGGGCTATACTGAGCTTTCAAGATCTTTTCACAGACACACTTTAGATTGTGTAACATCATCTTATGATGGTAGTTCTTGGACTCATACAGATACGGATATATCTGGAGAGTCTGCAGAGGTCCAAGCTATTTGTAATGCAGTTTGGACAACAGATATTAAAAACGCAAAGAAAGCAGCTAACGAAGCAACAGGATTATAATGGCAACAACCAAAGAATCATTAGCAAAAGTAGAAGCACAAGTCGACAACATAGAAAAACGTCTAGATAAAGGAGACGTTAAGTTTGACGCTATGGACTCAAAGTATACTAGGTATATTATGGGCCTTTATATACTTATCATAGGTATGAGTGGCGTAGACAGGATTTTTTCTTAGGGATATACTAAACAAACCATAACTTAATAAGGAGTATTTATATGGAAAATAATAACGAAATAAAAACTATTACTTTTGATGGTCAAGAGTATGACATAGCAGATCTAACGCCTAGAGCGATAGAGATGTTTAATGTTGTATTTAAAGCGCAACAAAACCTTAACAACCTAGCAATGGATGTTAAGTTAACTCAAGCGAGTATAAGTGCGTTAAATGGCGATATAAAAACTATTTTAGAAGAGGATAAAATAAAACCTAAGGTTAAAATAGAAACAGAGAAGAAAGACTAGTATGGATGTTGAAAAGTGTAAAGCTGAAATAAAACGACACGAGGGTGAAGTTTTAAAGATATACGAAGATAGTTTAGGTTTTAAAACTCTTGGTATAGGACATTTATGCCAACCAGGAGATCCAGAATATGACTGGGAAGTTGGTACAAAAGTATCACAAGAAGTAGTAGATTTGTACTATGAAGATGACTTTAACAAACACCTAGCAGAAGCAATACATGTGTTTGGTACAGACGAAGCCTTTTATAACTTACCTGAAAATATCCAACACGTGCTTGTTAACATGTGTTTTAATTTAGGTGGCACGAGACTTTCTAATTTTAAAAATATGTTAAGTGCTTGTAGGTCACATAATTGGGAACAAATGGCTGCTGAAATGGAGAACAGCAGGTGGTATTCACAAGTAGGAAGAAGGAGTAAAGAACTACAAGCCTCTGTTCTAGATACTGGAAAATGAAACTATGGCGTACTTTAAACTTAATACATTCGGAGGCAAAGCGCCTAGGATAGCTCCTAGGTTATTAGCAGATACGCTTGCTCAAGCTGCAACAGATGTAAACCTGGAAACAGGCCGTTTAGTACCTATAACAGAAAACTCTACAACAGATCCTTCTAATGGCGTATCTACTTTAGCTAATACAACTAAACAAACTATTTTTAAATACACAGATAGCCCAGAACGTTGGCTACAGTTTGACGAAGATGTAGACGTCGTACGTGGGCCAATAGCCGGGGACACTAACAACACGATCTATTGGTCAGGTCAATCTTTCCCTAGAATGGGCAGAAGTGACATTATTTTAAGTGGTGCTCCTTTTCCTAGTGCTTTTTTTAGATTAGGTGTACCCGCTCCAACAGCCGCTCCAACTGTAGCAGTAGCTGCTCCAACTCAAATAAATGCAACTGTAACTACAACAAGTGGCTCAGGTGTAATAACTGTAACAACAGCTAGTGCACATAATAGTGCCGCAGATCAGTTTGTTACGCTTGCAGGTTTTGGTGCTACAAATGGACTTACTGCTGATGAGATAAATGGCGACTTTAAAATAGTATCTACTCCCTCTGGTACAACTCTTACAGTAGAAACAAGTGGTTCGGCTACTGGGAATGGTACGTCAGGATCTATAACAAATGGAGCTTCTTTTGGTGGACCATCGGACGCTAACATAGATTTTGAAACATCTTATGTTTACACTTTTGTAACTGCTTATGGTGAAGAAGGGCCCCCCTCTCCTGCTTCTACTGTAGTAACAACAGATGATAACCAAACTGTAAACTTAAGCAGTTTAGAAACAAGCAGCGCAAAGTCAAATACTAACTTACTTAAGAAACGTATTTACAGATCTAACACCGGCTCAAATACTACTGCATTTCAGTTTGTTGCAGAGGTAACTCTTGCTACAACTACATACGCAGATACTTCAAACAACAACGAATTAGCTGAAGTTATCCCTTCTACTACTTGGATTGCACCACCAGATGATGATACATCTTTGTACCCAGACGGACCTATGAAAGGGTTATGTGCGTTACCAGGCGGTGTCTTTGCAGGTTTTACAGGTAAACGTATATGTTTTAGTGAACCTTTCTTGCCACACGCTTGGCCTGCTAACTACAGACTTGTAATAGAAGAAGAAATAGTGAATATAAAAGTAGTATCTAATGGTATTTTAGCTACTACAAAAGGAGTGCCCTATTTAATTACTGGCTCAGGCCCTGAGTCTATGACTGCAATTCGTATAGAAAGTTCGCATGCAAATTTAAATAAAAGATCCATGGTAGATATGGGGCCTTATGTTATATACGCTAGTCCGGACGGTTTAATTGCAGCCGAAGGTACAACTGTAAGAAACATAACAGAAGGAATTATTACACCTACTCAATGGCAAGCTAACTATTATCCCGCAACCATAACTGGTTTTATGTGGGAAGAAAGATACGTTGGTTTTTTTGATAGAGGAAGTGGTTCTCCTAGATACGGAGGGTTTATATTTGACCCGAGGGTATCAGACGGCACAAGTTTTGTAGACTTAGATGCAAGTGGCCTTATACGTGGTGGCCACACAGATCCGGACGACAGTCAGTTATATTTAATTATAAGCAACACGATTAAAAAATTTCAAGGTAGTAATACTAATTTAACATTCAATTGGAAATCAAAAGAATATGTTATGCCTAAACCTACTAGTATGGGTTTTGCAAAAGTAGATGCAGAAACTTATCCAGTTAGGGTAAAAGTATACGGAGACGGCAGTGTTATATATAATGCTGTTATAGCTTCTTCTGGTAACACTTTTACTGTAACAGGCACTACGCCTAGTTTTAGTTCAACGGCTATATCAGAACCTGTTGTACGTTTACCGGCCAGCGTTCATAAAACATACGCAGTAGAAGTAGAAGGAGCTACTATTGTTAATGAAATATGTGTAGGAGATTCAATGGATGAATTGAGGACTGTCTAATGCCTAAAACTAAAGTCCCCGCCTTAAAAAATATTCCTAATAAAATAGATAGAGAGTTAAAAGATACTCTTGAATCTATGAAAGAAGCACAAGAAGTAAGATTAGGCAGACGTGGCGATCCTTTAGATAGAGCTATAACCCTTAGAGAACTCATAGATAGCGGGCTGGCTAAGCAACTTAGAAATAGACCTTTTGACCCAAATGGTTTAATTGATTTTATACCTAATGATGATACTGTCGGTGATCTAACTATACCCCCGGCTCCTACAGGGTTAGAGGCTTCTGGTGCTTTTACCGAAATAATAGTTGATTGGAACCCTGCTCAGTATAGTAATCATGCTTTTACAGAAGTGTGGCGTTCAAGAGATGATGAGATAGGCACGGCTGTGCTTATAACAACGACTGCTTCTTTTATTATTACTGACCCTGTTGGGTACGATCAAACTTATTTTTATTGGGTTAGGTTTGTAAGTACTAGTAATGTAAGAGGGCCATTCAACCAAACTAATGGCACAAGAGCAGATACAGTAGAAAATATAGGTGCTGTTATGCAACAGCTATCAGAAGAATTATCTAATTTACCTGGGTTTAATCTGATGTCTACTATAGCTACTGCAGCTACTGTTATCAGATCATCAAACGAACCTAGTGCAAGAAACGATAGTTCAGCTATACAGGTTAATGATATTTGGTTTGATACCGATGATGGGCAAGTTTATACTAGAAACTCGGCTAATAGTGCTTGGGTAGCCTCTCGTGATGCTACATTAGTTACACTTGTAGGGGCTAGTAGTTTTACGGGTAGCACCATATCAAGTGCGTTGTCTACAGCTCAATCTGATATTGTCACTGTCACTAACGCACAAAGTGCTACTGCGTCTTCTTTGACTAGTTTAACTTCTACAGTTACAAGCAATAATAACACTCTTACTGCTTCTATTAACTCTGAAGCTACTACAAGAGCTAACGCAGACACAGCTTTGACAAATAGTGTTAACAACCTAACATCTACAGTCAATGGCAACTCTAGTTCAATCAGTACGTTAAGTACTACAACTGCTAGTCATACAGGTGACCTTAACGCTATGTTCGTGCTTACAGTTGCTACAGAATCAAATGGCAGTAAGTCAGCTGCGGGTATGGTCGTGGGGTCCAATGCTAGTAATGGCTCAGGGGCACAATCTTTTGTGCAGTTTCAAGCAGACAAGTTTGCAATTTGGAACAACACAAATGCAAGTGTGGCGCCGTTTATTGTAAGTGGAGGTTCAGTATTTATAGACAGTGCACGTATTCAAGACGGAGCTATAACAAATGCACGTATTGCTGATGGAACTATTCAAAGTGCTAAAATTGGTACTGCGGCTATTACAAGTGCGAAAATAGGTGATCTACAAGTTACAACGGCTAAAATTGCAGATGCAAATATTACCACCGCTAAAATTGGTAATGCACAAATTACAAATGCAAAAATTAATGATTTAAGTGCTGATAAGATAAATGCAGGTTTTTTATCTGCGGATAGGATTGACTCTAATACTATTACTGCTGATAAAATTAATGTAACAAATTTGGTTTTGCCTATATCTAGAGGCACTGTATCTAGCGTAGGTCCGTTTAACAATAACACTATGCGTCTAATACACGTAGCTGATATTGGAACAGCGACTGGTATATATAGTGGTTATGTTCGTATTTTTGGTAGTAACGGACAAGTTAAAACCCTTAGTGTGGTCATAGGAGATGGTAGTTATGGGGCTGGTTCTAGTTTTGATTTAAGAAGTGATTTTGCATATCAAAATAACGTTAATATGAATGTACCTATTGCAGATAGCGGATCTGCTCAATATCATTCAGGACAATCACAGTTTTGGTCGGCTATCGATAGATTTAATAGTACAAGTCATATGGTACAGTTAGACGTGTCTGTAAGAAAAACAAGTAGCACTAGTTCTACCATGGCTTTATATATACTAGCGCAAGGAGATGGTAATTTTAGGTTTCTTTCATCTGTACAATTTGCATTTTATAGGTTCTCGGAGGCATAATGGCGATACATAATTTTAATTATAGTTATGCTTATGTTGGAGTACATACAACGCCGCTTAGTGAAAAAGATGACACGGCTATAGTTACAGAGATAACTGTTGCAGTTACAGCTACAGACAAGGCAGACAATTCTAAAACACTTACTAAGAATTTTTCTAAAGTATTTAGTCCTTTTTCTATAAAAGATAACGGAATACCCTCTGATTTTATTTTAATAAAAGATTTAACAAATGCTCAAGTTATACAATGGTATAAAGATATAGAAGACGAAACACGTTTAGATGCTATATTTACTTGGAAAATCTATGGGCCAGAAGAAGTTGATACCATAACAGGAGATTGATAGAATAAACTATGTCAAATATTAAGGAGACAAATTATGCCAAGAGGTAAAGGAACATATGGGAGCAAAGTAGGTAGGCCAAAGAAAAAAATGGCTAAAAAACCTATGAAGAAAAAAGCTCTTACAAAAAGGCAAGAGGCCACTATGAAGCGACATTCAAAACACCACACTGCTAAACATATGAAGTACATGAAGAATCTTATGATGAAAGGTAGCACATTTACTGCTGCTCATAAGAAAGCTCAAAAAGCAGTTGGTAAATAATGTACGAATATAGGTGTGAAATAACCCGGGTGGTAGACGGAGATACTGTTGATGCCGTAATAGATTTAGGTTTTGACGTATCATATAAATCTCGTGTCAGACTATACGGAATCGACACACCAGAATCACGAACACGTGATCTTGACGAAAAAGCTAGAGGTAAACTAGCAGGAAAGTTTTTATCAGATGCTATCTTGCATGCTGATGATTTAAAAATACAAACAAAACTAGACAAGAAAGGGAAGTTCGGTAGAGTTCTAGGCGTTATTGTTGCAGATGACGTAGATCTAAACCAAGCAATGATTGACAATTATCTTGCTGTTGCCTACACAGGACAAAGCAAAGACGACATAGAATCAGAACATTTAGCAAATAAACAAAAACTATTGGAGCTTGGGAAATATGAAGAAGTTACTGGGTAATATAATAGGAAGCGTTGCTCCAACATTAGGAACTGCATTAGGTGGACCCTTAGGTGGTATGGCAGGAGATGTTATATCAAAAATTTTAGGGGTAGATAATAACCCTGCATCATTAGAAAAAGCCATTGCAACTGCTACACCTGAGCAATTGATGGAAATAAAAAAAGCTGAAAAAGACTTTGAAGCTAAGATGAAAGAACTTGACGTTGATTTGTACAAGTTAGAAACACAAGAAAAACAAGATGCACGAAAGACTTTTAGTAAAGACTGGACTGCTAGAATAATTGGTATAGCTATGGTTGGTGGTTTCCTTGGCTATATCTTCCTCGTGACTCTCCAACCACCAGAACAAAACAGTGAGGCTCTAATTAATTTGGTCTTAGGTTATCTCGGTGGCCTAGCATCTGCAGTAATATCATTTTATTTTGGGGCCTCCAATAAACAAGACTGATGGAATCAGCAGTCACCGTAATACAAGAAGTTGGCTTTCCTATTGCAGCAGCGTTAGGACTTGGTTGGTTTATCTATAAATTAATTATGCGTATTGTTGATGGTATGGAACAAAAACTAGATGTAGTTGATGAAAAGGTAGCCGGACAAATACAAGCAATCGAAGAGAGACTTGGCACGAAACTTGACTCTCAACATGGTATTTTAGTAGCATTAATAGACAGAATACGTAGTTTAGATAATGAAATCATAAGACAAGACACCTTGATTAAAACTATTCTTGGCGTACCTCAACTTATAGATAGCAACAAAATTGCTAAGGCGGATAGAGATGACCAAAGGAAAGACTAAAAAACAACTGCAAAAAGAAGAAGCAGACAAAGTTTTTATGTTAAAAATAATAATGTTTATCGGAGCTATTTTAGCTGTAGGCATTTTTGTTATAAATGTAAAAGCAGATCAAATAGTGCACGGTTTTAAAAACCCTAGTTTTAGTGGTGTAGGCACTAGTTCACATTATCTTACTATTGAAAACCAAGAGTTTAATCGTAAAGAAAACATTAAAGCAGAACTAAAAGCATACAAAGAACAACTTAAAAGAGATGCAGAAAATACTACACTTGCAAGATTTATACGTAACTTAGAGTCTAGAATATATGCACAACTGTCTAGGCAATTAGTAGATGCTTTGTTTGGAGATACTCCTCAAACACAAGGTATTATTGAACTGATGGGTAACACTATTGAATACAGCGTAAGCGAAGATGGTACAATGATAACTTTGAAGATAACAGACCCAGATGGCAATACTACAGAAATTACGGTACCTATCGGTTCTTTTACTTTCTAGTTGCGCGTCACTATTATTTGACCCCATAGAAAATAATATAGCTCCGATACGAAAAATCGAATCAGCAAATATACAAGAGTTAGTTATATCTGACTTAAAAAATTGTCGTGCACCTGAACGAATGCCCACTGTCGCTGTGTACGGAACTGCTTTTACTGACCAAACAGGTCAAAGACTTAGCAACTCTATGTACGCTAGTTTTTCTACGGCGATAACCCAACAACCTAGTGCTTATTTAATCAAGGCTCTTAAAGATGCTTGCAAAGAAAACGGTGGCTTTTTTACTGTAGTTGAAAGAGGAGGACTGGATAACCTGACTAAAGAACGTCAAATAATTCGTAGTGGTAGAACAGAAAATAAAGATAAAACAAAAATAGGTACTTTGTTATTTGCAGGTTTACTACTAGAGGGGGCTGTAGTTTCTTACGAGTCTAATACTACTTCAGGCGGAGCAGGTGCTAGATATTTAGGGATTGGTATTTCTAAAGCTTACAGAACAGATTCTTTGACAATACAACTGCGTCTTATATCTGTAAATTCAGGTCAGGTGCTGTTGGAAAAATTAGTATCTAAGACCATTCTTAGTGTATCATTAACAGACGACGTGTTCCGTTTTATTGAAGCTGGTACTGAATTAGTAGAGATAGAAAGTGGGGTAGTTCGAAATGAGTCTGGAGGACTTGCTTTGCGTTCCGCTATAGAAACCGCCGTATTAGAAATTATCAAGGAGGGTGAACAAGCTGGATATTGGAGTTATAAATGAAAAAACTTTTACCCTTACTACTAGTTGGTTTTTTGTATGCGGATAATGAAGTGTATGTTGACCAGTCCGGGAATAACGCAAACATAGACATAGAACAGTTAGGTTCGTCTAACATCATTGGTGGACTAAACGCTGTTAGTGGTACTATGACCGCGCTCGATCTTGACGGTTTAAATCTTACTTTAGATATAAATCAAATAGGTAGCTCAAACAAATTCTTAGGTGATATCTTAGGAGATAGCATTACAGGTTTTTTTGAGTTTGATGGAGACAGCAACGTATTTGATATACAAATAGATCCAACTGATACTTACGGGGCAGATTCAGGTAACTACAATGTAGATGTAACTGGTTCTAGTAACGACTTTAATTTAAATGTTGGTACTAATGCTTTAGCTTCGACACTTGACTTAGACTGGATAATTAATGGAGATAGCAACGCATTTGATTTCGACATTGATTATGACTTAGCTACATCTTATGTAGATGTGGATGGGGACTCTAACTCAATAACATTTGACGGAAGTGGATATCAAAATGGGTATTTCTATCTTGACCAAACAGGCAACAGCAGGACTTTTAATATTACACAATCATCTACATTGGCTAGTGACTGGCTTAAGATTTTGTCTACTGGCAACAATGGCACTGTGTGTGTTGTTCAAAACGACGGCGGTACAAGCACAAGCTGCTAACATTGGAGACATATCTGAGCTAAACGGCTCTGCTGAAGTAATACGAGACAAGTCTTACGGGGCTGAGTTAGACTTTGGCATTCAACAAATGGATGATGTCCGTACCACTACGGGCCGTGTAGGAATTACTTTCCTGGACAACTCTATTGTACGACTAACAGAACATTCTAAGTTAGTTATTACTGAATATGTATTTGATCCTGACCCTTCAAAAGGCAAAATGGCTTTAAAGTTTGCAAGTGGTACAGCTAGATTTGTAAGTAGTAGATTAGGAAAAATAGATAAAAGTAGAATAAAGTTATCCACACCTACTGCTGATATAGCTATTAGAGGGACTGATTTTACTTGCACGGTAGATGAATTAGGTCGTAGTTTAATAATACTTTTACCTGATGAAAATGGCATATCTAGTGGGGAAATACTTGTCACTACTGCAACAGGTAGTGTTACTCTCAATAAACCCTATCAAGCTACAACTGTAGAAGTATGGGAAACGACTCCAAGCAAGCCTGTAATACTTGATCTTACTTTAGATGTAATAGATAACATGCTTATTGTTACACCTCCAGACGAACAAAAGTTATCCACAGAATCATCCACAACGTCCGTAGCTGACAGTGGAGCTATATTGGATATAGATTACTTAGAGTTTAATGAGCTAGATACAGATGATTTAGCTGAAGACAGTTTAGAGTTTACAGAGTTAGATATAAACTTTTTAGATGTAAATTTCTTTGAAGATTTGCTTGCAATAATAGAAGAAGTAGACCAGTTAGATGCAAAAAATTTAGCTGTAGGTGCTTTGGTCCAAGGCACAGAAATAGGACAAGATTTAGAAACACAAATAATAACTTTACTACAAGGAGAACAAATTGCGTTTCAAAGAAAAGTCAATCAGAATGCGCAGTTGACGGTTAATAGTGGTCAAGGTTACACTATTATTTTAATACAGGATGGTAAATACCAACAGATTGTAGTTAATGGTGGAGGTAACTCTACTATTACGATTACACAGGGGTCAGGATGAAGAAATGGATTTCGTTACTTAGTATACCAATACTATGCATGCCATTGTTATTTAACTGGCAAGCATTAGAAATCCTTAAATTAAAAACATTTGACGCACTCGTACAAACACCAGATCCATCTGGTTGGTTTGTAACTTTAGATATAACAGAAGAAGATGTAACACTTGCGGGCGGATGGCCCTATCCGCGACAAGACCTTGCACGAATACAATTAGACTTGTTAGATGCAGGAGCTTTAGGTGTAGGTTGGGTTGTTGCGTTTCCACAAGCAGATAGATTTGGTGGAGACCAAGCATTTGCAGATGCTTTATTACAAGGTCCGAGTGTAATTGCTACGTTTGAAGGAGGCAGTTCTTACGCACCAACTACAGGCACAGTTATATTAGGAGATGGAGAACCCATACAAGGTATTGAAGCACAAGGCGTAATAGGGAATGTGTCCGTGTTAGCAGACTCAGCCTACCAGGGGCTAGCAGTCGCACGTACCGATGTAGATAATTTAGTAAGACGTTTACCTTTACTACTTCAGACACCAGATGGTTGGACTCCGTCTTTTGGTATACAAGTTATCAAAATGATTGGTGGTGCAGATACGTACATTATTAAAGGACAGCAGGGACAGATTGAAGAACTTACTGTACCTAATTATGCAGAGATACCTGTAGACAGTATTGGGCGTAGGTGGGTGTCCTGGATAAATACGCCAAGCACAACGTTACAAGAGATGGACGTAGCAGATAAATTTGTATTTATAGGTGTTAGTGCTAAAGGGGTGATGCCGCAGATAGCTACAAGCGATGGACTAAAATATCCACACCATGTACAAGCAGCCCTAGCAGAGAGTATGACTGTAGACGTACCAGCAATACCAGGCACTGCATTATTATATGAATTACTTATATTAGTAACAGTGCTTATATTAGCTGTAGTTATAGTACGTGTGTCTGGTTTGGTTGGCACTGTTGTAGGGATCGTGGGCCTTGGATCTATGACCGCGGTCGGTGGTTGGTATTTAATTACATCTAATATACTTATAGATGTTAGTTACAGTTTAGTATCAATGGTGCTTATATCTGTGCAAGAATTTTATTTAAGATTTAATGAACAATTTAAATTACGACAGTTAATTAAAAAACAATTCGAACACTACCTGGACCCCAGGCAAGTTGCACGATTGCAAGAAGATCCTAGCTTACTTAAATTAGGAGGAGAACGTAGGACTTGCACGTTCTTATTTACTGATGTTAGGGGTTTTACAAATTTATCTGAAAAGTTAGAACCAGAACAAGTTACTGAAATAATGAATAAAGTGCTTACCGCGCAAGTAGAGTGTATTCAAGCACACGGTGGTATGGTAGATAAGTTCATAGGCGACGCATGCATGGCCATATTCAATTCCCCCCTAATGATTGATGAACATGAAAAACGTGCTGTCGCCTGTGGCCAAGATATGCGCACAGCAATTAAAATGCTACAAAAAGAATTGCCTGAACCAATTGCTATTGGTATTGGTATAAATACTGGAGAAGCAGTAATTGGTAATATGGGAAGTAGTACAAGATTTGACTATTCAGCAATAGGAGATGCTGTAAACGTAGCTGCACGATTAGAAAGTGCAACTAAAAAATATGGAGTAGATATACTTATTGGAGAACGTACAGCAAAAAAAGTGGACAAATGTTCCCCACACGGAAAGATTCAAGTAAAAGGCAAAGAGAAAGCATTAAAAGTGTATACTATATAAATGGCTAGAAATTATAAAGGAGAGTATGCAAA